ACTTATCCTAAGGTTAACTTCATATTACAGAGCCCGCGGACGGTCTGAGTAACTGTCTGTTGTCCACCGCCTCTAGGAATTCCTATTGCAGCTTTATGAACTGTAGTTCCGACATTTACATCACTTGCAGCTGCTGCATCAAAAAACTGAATATAAGCTGCTGCATTTCCAGGATTATAGATATGATACCCTTTTATCTTAGTTTTCCCAGTCTTCACCAAAACTGCCGTTGCAGCTAGTGCATCATTTTGATATGTCTCACCAATAAGAGCCATTTGTCACCTCTAATATTTCTGCCAGATATTATTACAGCCTTCACATAATACTTTCAACCATATACCTCTTGTTCTCATTTCTCCTGCATCTCCACACTTCTCGCAGATGCAAGCTGACTCTGCCTCAGCTGTATCAACTATATCAAACGCTGTATCAGAGCCTACTCCTATATAAAATCGAAGCGTTCCATACTTTTCCTTTACTTGCACAGCAACAACATGCTCTTCACTAAGATTTTTAGAGAGTCTCCATAAGAGATCAAACCAGCCATCGTCGCACTCAAAGCCGAAACACATTAGTGTCTGAGTCGGCGGCAAATTATAGCCAGCATACAAGCCAGGAAATGATTTAAATAACGCTTCTGTTTTTTCAGGACTCATCTTAGTATTTGTCAGGATTATCGAATTTTGGATTAGTTGGAGGAGAATGATGCTTCGCCGGCTTTCCAGTAGGCTTCCATCCATGTTCTACCGCATTTAGTAGATTCATCTGAGCCTGAGCATTTGCCTTCGTTCCGTGCTTCATATGCACTCCATGAGGCCCCTTCACTTTATATCCATCTACTTTAGTCATTACTTCTGGCATTTTCATTCACCTTTGTTCAAAACATTAAACATAGTTATTAAGCATTGCGCCAGCCTTCAAAAGGCTCATCATCAGGCGGAACTTCATAATCTTCTTCCTTATTCTCTATTGAGGCAAATTCCTTCTCAGTTGCCTTTTCATCCTTTGCAAAAAAATATCTCTCACCCTTCTCCAGTAGTGGAACAATATACGCAAGAGCATCCATACAGTCCCATCTCTTACTTCTCGGATAAGACATCAACTGCGCTTCTAGTCCACCACAGGCAGTTGCATTATGATAAATCTCACCTTGCCGATAAAAAGGAAGTAAACCCGAAACACGCTCTTCCTTACTTGCCCTCGCAGACAGTGGAACCAACTCCAAATTTAATCCCCTCTTCTTCATTGCATTCTCAAGAGGATAACTAATAAATTCATGCAGTGATGTTTCTTCGTATCCGAGAACTCTTGCCTTCAACTTCACGCACATATTTAGAGAGTGTGTAATAAACTCGTCTGGGTGGTAATTGCCAGCATCTATATCCAGGACGAGGATTTTATTTCCTGCCAAATCTAATCCAACTCCTACCGCCGCACTTTCATCACTTGTTGACTTAGTAGTTTTTGCAGGATCCATTATAACTACCGTCTCCTGAACATTCTTCAAATCATCTTGACTATAATACTTAAAGTATTCCGCTTTGAACTTTGCATCTTCTTTAGCAACCGGCAAATTCCTATATTCTCTAAAGAGAGTACCAAGCATCTTCTGCTTTCTATAGGTCTCTACCAACTTTCGAATAGAGTCATCATCCATAAACTCTGGCCAGTTTGATTTATAGTTATCATCAAATAGTTCAAGAAGGACTGGATGCCAGTTTGGGTCTTCTAACAAATTCGCGAGTAGCGAATCTTCATGTAGTAGAGTTCCTACAACAACGATCTTCCAATCCTTCTTCGACCTATCAACACTATTCATGACATCGGCAAAGAACCACTCTTTTAACTTCGTCCTTTGCTCTTCACTCTTCACACTCTCACTATCTTCAATGTCATCTCCAAAAATTAAATCAGGTCTAAAATCACCAAAGAGAAGACCACGAATCTGTTGTCCACTGCCTCTCGGCATAACCATAGTGCCAGTCTCAGTGATCCACTGATCCTGACTAAATGAGGAACTTTTCATAGGGCCGAACAATCTAGCTATAGTCGTATTTGACAGTAGCTCCCGCTTTAAATTCTCACCTTGTAAGACGGCCTGCGATGCCGTGCAGCTGACCGGGACAATAAACTTTTTCTCGCGGAATACAATCTTGCCAGCCTCATAAGCCATGCCAAGACTGGTTTTGCCGTATCCACGAGGGGCAGCAATTACTACCTGCTGCAAACTTGGATCATCCAGCACTTTGAAGATCTTTTCATGATCCTTACTAAATGTACGAGTGAAGCGATTTGGAAACATTACTCTCGCAGTTACCCTTGTACTACCAATGCAGTCAAGGAGGATCTTCTGAATCTCAGGTGATCTGATATCAGTCTTATCGTCCACCATTAACCTGCTTTTTGTCGTAGCTTCTCATCCCTGCCAGACCTAGCATCCCAAGTAATAAAGTCATAAGTTCGCCCATATCTAAGGCAGGTAAAATAACAGTCACATGAAATGTGCCTAAAATAAATGCTAGGAAGGGTTGAAGCATATAATGATAACCCAACGCTGATCCACAGATCCAACCGATATAAGGACGCCAACCTGCAACCCACCAAAACTGACTTTTAGCCTCTTCTAGATTGATCGCCTGCTGACCCTTTAAAAGACCTATTACCTGCTGATCTCCAGCTGCAGCCAACTCTGCTAATCGTGTCTTAGCTTTTTCGGCTTCATTCTTATCTGGCCATATCTTATCGATAACTCCGCCGAGAAGATTCATCCCAGCAGTAATTGGATCTAGTCCTGGCATTTACTCCTCCCTCACCTCTAAGATAATAACTTCCTGTAGCAGATCACGTCTATTATCAACATGAATCCACAGATTCCCCTTACTTGTTTTTCCCAACTCAATCCGCCTAAATCGACGAATTAAGTCAATCACCATGATGAACATCTCATGTGAATTGCTACACTCTAAATCAGCGGCATGGCAAAGACCATCAGTGAAGGGAAGGTGCGCCGAATGGTCCTTCCCTCCAACTAACTTATTATGCGATTCACAACGGCAACCACAGTTTATAGGATACCCGATTCCTACCCTAGTTCGAGACTGTTCTAGATTGTCAACTAAATCTCGATCAATCGCATCAAGTCCACAACCACACTTGCAAGCAAACTCAGATCTTGAAAAATGATAACTTAAGTCGCCCACTATCGTAGACCTTTCTCACTCTTATCGTGAGGTGCGTGAGGAACATGGATACCATAGTTCTGGATATGAGTATCTATCTTCTTCTCGATAGTATCTAACTGAACACATACCCTACCAACTATCCCATCCAACTTTGCAGATCCACTATAAAGAGTTACAGCGCCAACAATAGCTGCGACTACTAAAAGCTCTCCAACGCGCAAAAGAGCATCTCCCATCTTACCATTATAATGCTCGTGGAGAGCCTTTCCAAAATTAGACACCTAAGGCCTCCATCTCTTCTTCAATTAGAAAGCCGATTGCAACAATTTCTTCAACTGTGCTTTCGACTTTGTCAAACCACTCTAACTTCAGCGGATAGATTTCGACCTCAACCTCTTTCTCTGCTAGTTCTTTATACTCCTTCCAGAAGGTTTCCATCGTCTCTTCAACTAACTTAACACTCATTCCATCAGGAGCCATTATAATATTACCAGCTTCGTCGTGTTCTGCATAGGTCTTAAAAAGACCTTGCTTTGCTTCGACGAATGGCTGATAGACTTTACCGACTGTGTCAATATCTCTCCGCAGCCAATATGAAGCTTTAAAAGGGAGCTTCTCCCCAACCAGCTGTCTTAGAATAACAAACGCCCTATCCAGCTGACCCAACTTAACTAAAACTTTCTTTCCGCCTTGCATACCTACCTCCGTTCTTCTTTATGCAGTGAAATATCTGCAGTTTTCTCTATAAGATTAGTGCCCCCACCATGAATCTTATAGTTGTTATTTTTAAGTATATCTTCAATCTGATGTCTAACTCTTGGCTCTATTGACCAACTAAACTTTACCCACAAAGTCTTCTCACTCATACCTACCTCCGTTTATAAACTAGATTCTGCCAGTTCCCCTTCAACTACCTGGCCAGACTCCTTAGCTCTTCGTTTCATATCTTCAATTTCTTCAGTAGTGAAATGCGCGTGCAGGAATCTGCCCTCAATAACCTTAGGCGGCGCATACCCAGCACGATCCATAGCATCCATTGCTATAGCAATCTTATTCTTTTCAGAGTCAGATGTCCTCATAATCACCTGCAGCATTTCAAAAGCTTCAGGTGCAAATCTCTTAATCTCCACTGACAAATCTAATGCTTCAGCATCCCTTGCCCCGCGCATCACTTCCAGCCTGCGCTTGACAAGTTCAGAGTTGGCAGTGTAAGAAACCATCACAGGAGTAACACCTAATGTCTCTGCAATCTTAACTGGCTGCCATCCTAGCAAAAGGAGACGAAGGATCTCA